ATGGATTTCGAACCCATCCGCTATGGGTACTGCGATTGCGATTAAGGGTCCTATGGGTACAGGTAAGACCACCCTTGTCAAGGAAGGAATTAGTAAAATTCTGGGTCGCGACTTTGCTTTCATCGCACTTGGTGGAACTGGTGATAGTAGTTTCTTAGAAGGGCACTCGTACACCTACGAAGGTAGTAGTTGGGGAAAAATCGTCCAAACCTTAATTGATAGCAAGTCAATGAATCCGGTAATTTACTTTGATGAGTTGGATAAGGTTAGCGATACCCCTCGTGGTGAAGAAATCATCGGCATTTTGACCCACCTAACAGATACATCTCAAAACAGTGAATTTCACGACAAGTACTTCTCTGAAGTGAATTTCGACCTAAGTAAGTGTCTATTTATCTTCAGTTACAATGACGAAAGTAAGGTCAATCCTATTCTTCGCGATAGAATGTATCGTATTCAAACCAAGGGATATGATGCCGCTGAAAAAGTGATTATCTCACGCAAATACCTTCTTCCCAAGATTCGCGAACAAGTCAACTTCAATGAAGGCGATGTGATTATTCCAGATGAAACAATTAAGCATATCGTTGCAAATGAAAGCATGACGAAGGAAGAGGATGGTGTTAGAAATCTTAAGAGATGTTTGGAGATTATTCATACCAAGTTGAATCTTTTCAGACTTATGAAGAAGGATACACCCTTATTCGATAAGGACATTAAGTTAGAAGTATCCTTTCCATTTACGGTGACAACCAAAGAAGCTGACCTACTCATTCATCATGATGAAAAAACGCAGAATCAAAGTTTCCTAGCTATGTACGTGTAAATTATGATTCTACTATGAACTATTACAAAATAAAAAAGGGGGGAAACCTCTTTTTTATTTTTTATGAATGTGATAAAATTGATTTTTACTGGGTATACAATGATGATTATATAATATTATTTATTAGTAAATATAATGAACCCAACAAGTGAAACCAACGACGAAACCACATATACATTATGTGAAAATACAGATTGTGAAAGGTATCCGGAGGATGATGATTTTGATAAGGAAAATGAAGAAGAATATGAACCGTCCGGTCAATGGCTAAAATGTAACTTATGTGATGGATATTTCAATGACAATGGATTCAATGATATCTTGTTTATTGAAGAAGAGCCTAATAATCAAAAGGGCGGATGTGATTTATGTGGTAAAGAGGATGATATAGTTCAAATGAAGGGAACAGGAGAGTACCTATGTGGCAATGGATGCGATGAAGATGACGATGATGATGACGATGAATAGAAATACATACACCTTTGTTTACCTATCAAATATACATTTCACCGCATTCTCAATATACATATTTTCTATATTCCCCGTTATTTTTTTGAACTTTTCAGTATCGTGAATTGTCACGAATTTCTTGTCATGTGTTACTACACTGTCATAACTTTCTATGCTTGGATAGTTCAAACAATTCATCAAATCTGGCACTTTATCGTAATAGTATTGAATCGAATTGTTACTACGTTTGTTGTTTAGTTCTCCATCAATCAATATCAAATTTCCGATACGGTCCAAATCTATTTTATTGCTGTCGTCCCAATTGGAGGAAAATACAAACACATGGTCTATGTTCTGTTTCTTCTGGGTATACACATACGGGACTCTATTGTTATAATATAAACTTAATAGCAATCTATAGGGGAATGATAATCCACGACGTCGCTTTGGACGGTCTTCGCAATTATATGGTTGGTTATAAAATTCTACTATATCTTTACATAATTGGGTCATTAAGGGTTCAGTTATAGTATAGCCAACTTGACCGGGATTTTTTATTATGCTATTCACTTTGGTCTGTATTGCTTTGCCGCCCACTTGACACCGAATATCATCATTCACTGTGTATTTATCGCGTTTGTCTTTGGGTAGATAATCCAATAAATAATGGTAGCATATGGTTCGTTTCAATATAGTATGTACTTCTTTTTCAGTAATCTTGTTATCATTCATCAATTCCACTAGCTTAATGGTGGTTACTATTAGCACTATTAATGGTGTCTTTTTCAACGTTAATTGTGAATCTTGTTTGAAATGATATAAATCTATTGTCGGCGGACAAAGCTTATTCACAATTGAACTCAATAATTCCAATGATTTTATAATTGAATCGCTGAAATGCTGTATATTGTCTGTTGTAAAATTGTTCGGTTGTAATCCATAGAATATATTGGGTAAATCAAATAATTTGTGAAATACACCTATTCCATCCGTTGTATCTGAATCAACATTTGGTATTAATGGATATTTTTCACTGCAGTAGTTTTGAAATGATATTAAAAACTCTGTCCCGTTCATTTTTTCAATACTACTATCAGGGTGGTAGCATTCCAATATCTCGTCTTCTTGTCGTTCATTATAATACTTATGTAATTGTTTATCTAGATTCGTTTTTAAAAATGGGTCAAAATCAAGTGTAAACTCGTTAGCACATAATAGAGTGGCTGCCAATATATCGTTTGTTGATAATGGGTTACTATTCATATTAATGTTTGAAAATATTTGGGACAATTGGTCGTTTGACGGGTTATTGAATATTACTAGGTTCATGAAAACGTTTGTATGGAAGAATTCGCCACCTGATATTTTCAATACAGATTGTACGATTTCCACTTCGTCTTCAATATATTCAACCATGTCGTCGTCCAACTCCTTCCAGTAAGAACTTAGTTCTTCGTTTTTTAAACGGTTTATATAACGAGTCATTCTTCGTATCCCCATAAAGTCAGGATAACTTATATTTGATAACAAATTTATAAACATGGTGTGTTTAGACCCGGAATACCGAAGTTCATGAAAGTTATTGCGAAATATATCTAATGGATGATTGTAAAAATAGACGATAGCGTTTATGCGATTATTACCATCTATATTTACATAAATTTCGTTTTTATCTTCAATGTATTTCGCAATGGTTATCGCTTCTACCGAATAACACGTATCGTACAGGAATTTTATATAATCATGATAGTTTGATTTTTTTGAGTTAGGAATTGGATGTTTCCCCCACTTTTTTCTTCTTTGACATTTTGGATTTCGTATTCGCTTTTGGTTTATTAGATTCACTAATTGCTCTACCGACCAATTATCCGATTTTGGTCGCATTCCATGTATAGATGTAGCCATTCTGTTAGAATAGTATAATCCTAATACTTTATGCTATTTATGTTTAATACAATATACATAAAAACTACGCTTACATTATGTTAGTAACTACTATGGAACCGTCTGAAGATATACTACATATGGCGGAGGCGAAAATCCATATCGAGCGTCTGTCTGTAACAAAACGAACATCTGAATATAATGAGATTCTATCTTCCATCGACAACTACTTACGACATCATTGCGAACACAAAGATATTATAGAAGATTATATTGATATCTCACCTGAACTCGCGCAAAAAATTAAATATTGTAATCAATGTGGATTGAATATGTAAAAAAATACAATATATACATTTTTTCTCATTTTTACTTAGACGCCTAGAGTATAACTACTACGACATACCGGACACGTATCGCATCTAGGATGACATTCATTACAGATATAATGGGCGCATCTTGGAATTATTAATTTGTCATTTTCAATCGTTTCATAACAAACCGGACATTCGTCTTTTGTATCAGACTTGCAGTAAGCATCATGTAATTTATTAATGAGGTTATTTTCGCTTAATTTATGATTGGCGGTTTCACGGAATAATACTTTCTTTACACTTCGTAGTTGGCGTTCGTTATATAACAAATCATCTTGTAATTCATCAATGTCATTTAGTGCGACATTTAACAGCGTATTAGCATGATTAAATCGATGAAGCATTCCGCTGTATTTTTTTTCAAATACACCGTCGTCTTTTTCTACATAATACGGAATATGCTTTTTATAATATGCCACATATAGTTTCCCTTCAAGGTCACCGGTTTCCTCATTCACTTCACATCGGTCTATTTCTACATAACTTTTATTGAATATATAAGGGGGTCTATTTGGATTCATTGCCGGGATTTCTACCCGTTCTCTGTATGGGTCAAACGTAGCAGCGAATTGTTTTTCAAAGGTTTCTTTTTCTGGCGTATAATCTGTTTTTATTTCTTCTAGGTCGGTTGAAATACTCATGTTAGCTACATCAATACCGGTATGCGTAACACCGGTGCGGTCGATAAACCCTAAAACGATTGTTTGTGCTGGAATACTAAAACTGTATACATGCTTGGCTTCTTTCTTGTTTTTTGTAAGATTTTTCAGGTCATAATTTTGACAGCCAATAACATCGTTAATGAAGCTGTCAAAAGCTAACTTAAACTTGTTTTCCCGGGTTAATGTCATCTTGACTTTGGTATATTGATTACTCGAAAGAGTAAGTAATTATGATTTTCAATTTTATAGCATATACGAAATATGGTATAAACGTAATAACGAATACAGTAGTAGAATCTTACTATGCTATCTGTTATTCGGCGTATCAAAAATGTAAACAAAATAGCCCCTATGGATAGTAAAATAAATATGATGGATAAAGCCACAAATACGGAAATCCTTTACACTGATATTGAACTTCATCGGCTCATAATGTATGATATAGAACACAAGTATGATGTTATGTACGTTTGTCGTAAATATGGTAAACCACCAGAATACATCGCATATGTGTTACTGTCAAACAAGGTTGAAATCAATCGGATTGAACTATTTACAGGACTGAGTACCGCAAAAATATTACTATCCTATTTACAATACTAATCATGGTCCAATTGTTGAATCGGTAGACTGCATATTGCCTCCGCGCGTGGTTAATAATTTAAGTTGATGTTCGTTTAAACATAATGCTCCCGATGAATTAAACAATCCAACTCCATCACAACCTGCTTTGCCCTTCGTTAATCCAAATTCGTCTATCTTTTGGGATTTAGCGTTAGGGCAACATTGTAAGTCTTTGAATCCGTGAACTTTTTTACATAAAACGGGTTGAGGTTCTACACCAAGAGAAGTTGCAAAATTGGTTGTAGCACTTCTATCTTCGAAGTTCTCTAGTATGCTTGTATACGAAAGCTCACGTGTATACGGTACTACACGTATAGAACTACATAAACAGCCTACAATAATCACGTATATGACCGCAGCAAGAAAAATATATCCCCAGTTCATTTATACATACTACATAGACTTTTCCATGATGGATAAAGTAATTTGTTGTAAACTGACATAAAAACTCCTTACCTAAATCAATATACTAATGTCGAGTTTAACTAACGATGAACGCCTTAATTTGAAAAAGATGATTAATGAATCTGAGTGTGATGATAATACTGATAATATCCGACGACTGAAGCATAGCGTCTTGATGAGAGATGATATTCGTAAATTGGATACCCTGAAAAATACCCATACTGATATGAAGACTAATAAAAATGATGACTTTGTCGCCCTCTGCCAAAACGAGTGTCAGTTTTTATACGCCAATTATACTGATATATTCAATAAGTTGGTTAAAGATGAACTTGACCTAACCATTATGACTAAACTCCTCACTGTATTGAAACTTATTGAAGATTCTAAAGTAGACCAACACGAAGGTTCGGTCATGGTTGGCAAAATACTAAAGGAGCTATACGTTGATAGCGCAACCAAACGCTTAGATAATCTGGATAAGGAACACGAGAAAGAGCCCATGTCAGAAGGAAAAGCTATCTCATGGAAACAATTCAAACGCCTGAACTAAACATTATTCAAAAATAATATAGACGCTAATTGTGTATATTATTATAATCATGACGGAGTTTGATAGTAAAATGTATCGCAACATTGAAGAGAACGCAACATACAGGAAGACCTTCGATTCCTCAAATAGTGTACCTAGTTACGCAGTTCTGTATATTAGCACAGATGATGATGTTCTGCGTCAAAAATATACCACATTGAGCCAAACACATAATAATAAAATGTTGACTTCCGCATACCCGGACTCGGGGGTTGACCTATATGTACCCGAAGATGTGATGTTTGACAAGCACTTTGAGAGTAAGTTTATTGACATGAAAATCAAGACGAAAATGGTTCATTACGATACAACCAGGATGACTAGTATTGGATGCGGGTTTTATACATATCCACGGTCTAGCCTCTCTAAAACGCCTCTAATGCTTGCTAATCACACCGGAATTATAGATGCTGGTTATCGCGGCAACTTGATTGGGGCATTTAGATGGTTACCGGTTGACGATAACACATCGTATAATGTTATTCAACATACTCGTCTTATTCAAGCATGTCATCCTTCGTTATGCCCTGTCTATATGTCAGTAGTTGATGAAATTAACGACGCTACTGATAGGGGAAGTGGTGGATTTGGTTCTACCGGAGTGTAAAATGATAAATATATATGGATATGTTTTTATCATTAAATAATGTATATGATTTATGACGAAGAAACTATAAATGAAATACAATTACATAAAGGAAAATATTTTCACAAACGACGAATTAAGTCCAATGGGCGGGTTATCGCATTTGACCTCGATGAAACTCTCGGTTCATTTACGGATTTAGAAATATTATGGTCGGCATTACAACATTTTACAAAGAAATATATACCAGTTGATTTCAATACTGTTTTAGATTTATATCCCGAGTTCCTACGGTATGGCATATTACACATACTTGAATTTCTAATATATAAAAAGCAAACCGGGCAATGTAAACATATCTATATTTATACTAACAATCAATGCAACTACAATTGGGTGGATTTAATTTCAACCTACTTCAATCATAAACTAAATACAAAGACACCTATATTCGACCAAATTATACGGGCATTTAGAGTGGGGAATAAACGAATAGAACCACATAGAACAAGAACATCAAAAACGTTTTCTGATTTTATTAAATGCACGTTACTTCCAGTAAAAACCGAGATTTGTTTTTTAGACAACTATGAATATAAGGATATGAAATCAGACCGGGTTTATTATATTCAACCATATTCGTATTATCATCATTTATCCACACATGAAATCATACAACGATTCGTTAATTCAAATGTATATAATACAGTCGCTTCTTCTCAAAATGATACACATAATCTACATAGTTTTGTTGCGGAATATTTTATCGCCCGTAATCATATAACCAATGGGAATCCGCTGGTTCAAGATTTAAAACGAGACATTATTGTCGCGCAAAAAATAATGTATCATTTGAAAGAGTTCTTTTACTTAACTACTAAACGCAAGAGAACGCAGAAAAACAAGCTGAATATTTGCAAACTTACCCGTAAAAATTTACGGTAATTGTTCGTATGCCATTAGTATAAGATGTTCTTCAATACTCATCTTTTGAAATGTATAGCAATCATCGTATTTATATTGGATAAACCGACGTTGGCTATTCATGCATAATACATGAACTCCATTTTCTAAAAATTTAATGTCTGTCACGATCCCCCCATTTGTTAATTTGTCGGTATCATTACGTATCCATCTTACCATCTTTCCTTTATGTAATTCATATATTTCATCTACTACTCTATACCCATTTAATTTTGCGATTATCGCTTCTTTCTTCTCGTGAGATATTCCGGTTTCTTCCACTTTTTCGCGGATTTCATTTGATATGTCACTCATTGTTTTATTGTCAAGATAATCATTTTTCGTACTTTCAATAGAATCTAATAAATTATCGATATCTAATGTTGACAATAGCGATGGGTCATTCAACGCCTCTTCAAATAGTTGGTTGATGTTTTGGTTTTGGGTTTCCATGATACATTATACCTATATAATGTGTCATCTTTTCATATCATTTACAATACTTCCGCAACATTCGCTAATGCCTCGCCGGCTAATGGAATATTATCCATAATAGTAATTGAATCGCTAATCGGTGTTATCAGTTTATTTGCTAATGCTACCGCACTTATATTCACTAATAAGAACATCGCGCTGCTAAAAATTATTTGTGCGTCGTATTTTTGTAATACGTGCTTACGGTACGGATGAAACCTGTATAATAAGAAAACGCAGACTATCAACTGCATCATGGTTTTGAATATGTGTAAATATTCAACATTTATATACAGTACTCCAATAAATATAAGCATATACGCAGATAATAATATCATCGGTAGTATTCTATAATATTTACCGATTGTTTTGGTTACGTTATCCAACATCTGTGACGAAAACATTTTACTTATAATATACCTACATAAACATTTGCGGATAAATAATCTAATATCAAATGAATCAATTCGTGGGAAAAAGATATACGCTTTGTGAAAAATTAGGCAACGGACAGTTCGGTTCAGTTTACAAAGGAAAACACTACAAAAACAACACTGAAGTCGCAATTAAACTTGAAAATACACAATCCACGATTCAGTTATTACGGCATGAAACTACCATACTTAAATACCTATATGAACGAGATACACGGAATATACCAGCAGTCTATTGGTATGGCACTCACGACAAATATACATGTCTCGCTATGACACTCTATGAATGTTCTCTATATGACTATATCTTTGCTAAAACGGAATTACCTACGTCTAAAATTCACTCCGTTATGAATCAGCTTATCAATATCCTTCATTCGGTTCACGATAATTGCGTCATACATAGAGACATTAAACCGCACAATATTATGGTAAAACGCGGAGAATTATACCTTATTGATTTCGGGTTTTCTACTATCTTTATTGATGGAGATGGAGAACATATACCAGATGACTGCTGTGAAGACATTATAGGGAGTCCAAAATATGTTAGTTACAACGTCCATTCGGGTTCTATGGCATCCAGACGCGATGACCTCATTTCACTTGGGTATATCTATTTATTTTTACACGAAAGACAACTCCCGTGGGAAAATATAGAAGACGATAACAGTATTACCGATGATTATACTGAAACCAGTATCTATCATTATAAAAACGTCCTACGCTTAGAAATGAAAGAACTACCGAACCTCAGTTTTACTTCCAACAATCAAGATGCTATTTTACAAAACTATTTAAAATATGTATATACGTTGAAATATGAAGAATTACCAAATTATAACGCACTTACTCACATGTTTTATTTGTAGTTTGACATGCTTTCAGTACATGTACCCTCCATAGGAGACACGTCAAATGTGGAACTTTCGCCATTGGGGTCTTTAACCTCGTCGCCGTTGGGGGCTTCGTCGGGAACAACCTGAGCGTCGACCACCATGTCGTCAATTGGAGGCATATCCGTCACTTCAGTCGCAGTAACATCCTCTCCGTCTACCTCTTGGTTTCCTGCGGTAGCATCCTCCATTCCCTCTTTCGGAGTAGTAGATGCTTCAATATACACACTTACTCCTAAAGATATTATTAGAACTAATAATAAAAACACAATTGACATCAGTTTACGCATCATCATTCACGAATATGTAAATATATAATTAATGTATATAATTATACCTATTTGAAAGAATATAAAAACGTTTTCGATTATATGTATATAGTATTATGGCTTCTACTGACGAAACAATTAAATCCGGTATTATTGGTAAAGTAAAGTGGTTTAATAACAAGGCTGGGTATGGATTTATTACGGTTACCGAGAAGGGGGATTACACTGGGAAAGACATTTTTACACATTTTACCGCAATCAAAGTGACTAATTCACAGTACAAGTATTTGGTGCAGGGTGAGTATGTAGAATTTGACCTTGTTAAGTCTGAAACTGGTTCACACGAATATAAGGCTATGTCCGTTACTGGAATTACAGGTGGTGAACTCATGTGTGAAACGCGTAGTTATTCCAGGACTCCTTCCGATAATGACGGCTTCACTCCAGTTCGCAAGAATAAGCGTAACTCTAACAGCAAACCTACCGTAGATATGTAAATATGATTTTGATATATGAATAGTAAATAACCACGATTACTTACTATTTGCCCTTTACCGTTTTGAACGCGTTTTGTTCTTACGTCTTGGTCTTCTTCGTTTGGAATACTTTCGCTTCTTTCCGCCATATAGAGACTCGCTCACATCTCTGTGGATATCGTATTTATACTGTGATAGAAAATCCATTACTTTGTCGTCTCTGCGTAGTTCCTCTTTGTCTAATATGTATTCATACATATCGTATATTGTGTCTACTTCCTGCATTTGCTTGATTGCTTTCTTACATACATCCATAAATTCGTTAGTCGCCGACAAAGACATTATACTATATGTGACTAAATTTATTCAATCTTCGCCTGTTTATCAATAGTTACTTCCTTGAGAACATTCTTCATCACTTTGTCTTCAAATGACTTTGTTTCCTCTCGTCCATACCCTCCTAAGGATGCTTTGGAATATTTGAAGAAATTTTCATAGTTTTCTGTTCCCACGATACCCACATCCGGTGTTGAATCATACCATACTGGACGCATTCGTTCGTTTTTGTAGGCTACTCCTTTGACTGCCTTACGTAGTTTGACTTTATCCTCGTCCTTCTCCCACTTGTCTTCGTCCTTAATATACACGGTTTCCCGTTTTAAATCCGTACAATGGAGTGGGCGGTCATGGATTTCCATTTCATTTATCCGTTCTACAATGATATTGGAAATGCCG